CGTACTTAGTCGATAAAGGAATGGCGGTTTGGGTCAAAGTGGACAAACAAGACTATAAGAAAAAATGAGCGTAGTTAGACCTTTAGAAATTGCGTACAATTACCAGGTGGCTACTGAGCCAATTACTTTGGCAGAAGCAAAAGCTTGGTTGCAAATTGACTTTACCGATTGGGATACTCTGTTAACTAATCAGCTAATTCCAGCGGCTAGGATTGAATCTGAAAAGGCAAGCGGTATGCTTTACGTTCAACGCAATGTGACTATTTCTAACAACAAGAGAGATCAAAGGATTTACCCAATTGGGCCTTGGGTTTCAGACGTTACAACTGACGAAACCGAGATTGAGAATTATACTTACTCGGCTGGCTTTAATAACTCTAATCCTTTGCCACAAGACCTAAAAGTTGCAATGCTTAGAAGGATAGCGACTGATTTCGCGTATCGTCAAAACTTAATTACAGTACAAGAACAATACGCGCAGAAGAATAGCATTACAACTGAGTTGAAATATAGAGCTGACTTATTTGTATGATAAACTTTGGAAAATACGATCAAAAGGTTGAGTTTGTTTCGTTTCAAGCAATTAGTGACGGAGCTGGAGGTACTACTGTAAGCCCAACAACTTCTTTGTCTACATTTGCGGCGGTTACGCAAAGGCGTGCAAATAGTGATATAGAATCTGGAGAATTAGTACTGCCAAGCACATTGGAATTTCGAATTCAATATCGAGTTTCTTTTGTGCCTAGCGAAAATTACCAGATATTATATCGAAGTAAGTATTATAAGGTTACAGGTGTACAATTAAATGAACAGAGGCAACATAAGGAGTACATTATAACTGCTGTAGGTGTATGAGTGTAAAGGTTAAAGGATTAGATAAGGCTTTAAAGGATCTTGATAAGCAAGAGCAAATAGTAATAGATGCAGTTAAAGATATTTTAGAAATTACGGCAACAGACATTGAAATTGAGGCTACCATAAATGCGCCAACATCATATCAAATTGGAGACGCGACAATTAATTTAAGTTTTATTAGGCAAAAAATTGATAAAAAAGTTTTTGAAAATGGATTACTTTGGAATGTTGGGTTAAGCGTTCCAACAAGTGGTGAACAATGGGAGGCTTGGATGGAATTTGGAACAGGATTAAGTGCTGAACAAATATTAAAAAATCCAACCTATTCTGAAGAAGTTAGATCATTAGCACAATCATATTACAGAAACGGAAAAGGACGTATTATTGGACAGCCTTACCTTATGCCAGCCTTTTTTAGAAATACCGCTAATTTAGTGACGGATATTGAAAAAGAAATAAATAAAGATTTAGGATGAGAGACATAGCAACCGACATAAGAAAGGCCGTAATTGCCGCAATTTCACCTTTGACTCTTAGCGGAGTAACTTTGCCAGTTTACGATACTGAATTACCGCCAAGCGTAAACCCAGCTAATTACCAAGGCTCTGCCGCGTTCGTATTAATTACAGACCAAAACGAAGCGGAAACAACAAACAACGATTGTTCGATTAGACAAAATGCAACCTTTCAAATTAATATTGTAACAAAGTTTGCCCAAGGTAACGGCGGTAAATTATTGTCGGAAAATATTTCCAATGCGATACAATTAAAAATGAATCTTGACGATTTAGTTTTACCAGGAGATTTACAAGCAGTAAATATTCGAAAGAACTTTAGCCGCGTTCAAATTGAGCAAGGTAGCAGCCAAATCGCTTACCAAAAAATATTATCATACACGCTCGATATTTTTCAGGTGTCTTGATAATTAAAATTTTATGTATATTTGTTAAAACGAATAAGCAATGGCAACATATCAATTAGGCAATTTCTTTACTTTCGAGTGGAACAATCTTCCAGTCGTTTGTAAAACTTCCGCTTCTGTGTCCATTTCAAACGAGTCAGTTGTTGTAAGAAACGATTGCACGGGTGACTATGGAGTTAGACTTGAAGGCGGAGACAAATCAGGTTCTTTCTCATTTAGCGGAGACCTAGATTTTGCATCTACTGGAGCATCTAACCTTTCAGCATTTGACTTGATGGAAGACATCGGAAAAGTGTTTGAATTGGTTTTTGGTGGAACAGATTCAGGCGATAAAATTATTACAGTTGACGCTCAGTTAAACTCTGTTGAAATTACCGCTGAAAGAAACTCTCAAGTATCTTTCTCTGGAACTTTCGACTTTGCTGGAGCTCCAACAATTAGCGTAATACCAACCTAAACAAAATATATGGCTAAGTACCATTCAGCTCCTTTTAAAGAGGGAGAGATTTTCTTTTACCCAAATTTGGGAGCTTTAGCAAACTTTGAGGATTTTACAGGACAAGGAATTGCAGATGCTTTTACTGGTCAATCAATCCCTAAAATAGATTTGATTTATGCCTTACTACACGAATGCCATAAAGTGGCTTGTTTACGTAAATCAACAAATCCAGTAAGCCTTGACGAGTTAAAAGTTTGGATTGAGGGTAAAGATGTAATGATGTTGTTTAACAATGTTTTGGCTGACTTGCTTTTGGAGTTAGGTGTTGGTGAAAGCCAAGAAAAAAAAACATAAATGAATACGAGAGCGAGGATTATTCCGCTCGCCAAAATTTAATGCTGCTCGTAGGTAGGACAAAAATCCCTTATGAGCAGCTTTTTTGTTTAAGTAGGAAAGAGTTAAAGGCATTGGTAAAAGGCCACGAAATCGACCAAAAGGATATGATTGAGGCAATGCGAGTCCACGCAATAATTGGATTGCAACCTCATTTAAAGAAAGGAGCTAACTTAGACCCAACTAAAATTTGGCCTTTGCCTTGGGATAATGTGGTTAAGCCTTTTGAGTCTACACAGCAAGACTTTGCTAAAGCAAAGAAATTGTTGGAAATTGCAAGTAAACTAGAAAGAAATGGCAAATCCAAGAATAGACGTTGAAATTGGAGCGGTAATTGATGGCTTAAAAAAAGGCTTTGGGCAATCGGTTGGAATTATTGGAGCACTTGAAAAGCAAGCTTTAGATTTAGACAAGGCTTTAAGGGCTGCAACTGATTTACCAGAGATTCAAAGTTTAAATACAAAACTAGCTCAAACAAAAGCCGTTTTAAATGAGCTAAAAAGCACTGGAATTGAGCCTTTAACTAAAGCTACAAGAAATTACAACGCTGTTGGAGTTGATTTTGCAAGAATTATTCAGGATGCTCCTTTTGGAATTATTGGTGTTGGCAATAACATTCAACAACTAGCTTTCTCTTTTCAAGAATTAAGAAACACAAGTACTTCAACAGGAGCTGCTCTTAAACAGGCTTTTGCACAAATAATTTCTCCTGGAAATGCTTTGTTTTTAGTAATTTCTTTAGTTACTAGCGCATTAACTGCCTATCAAATGGGAGTTTTTGATTCAAAAGAAGAAACAAAGGATTTAGAAAAAGAAACTGAAACTTTTGATCAAACTTTAAGAAAGGTTGTTGATTCTCTTGGTGCAGTTAGACAAGCAAGATTAGAAGGCTCTAAAGGTGCATCGGATGAAATAGTACAATTAGATTTATTAAATAGAGCTTTAACAGATACTAACCAACCACAAAATATAAGGATTGCGGCTTATAAAAAATTAAAGGAAGAATATCCTACTATTTTAAGCAATATTACCCAAGAAAAGGCGTTGGCAAATGGTTTGGGTGATGCTTATTTAAAAGTAGTTAACGCAATTACTCAAAGAGCCTCAGCGGTTGCAATCGAGGAAAAATTAGTTGAGTTAGCTAAAGAAAGATTTGATATTCTTGAGAAAGAGGCTAACGAAACAACTTTACAAAATACTCTTTTAAAACAACGTGAGTCTTTAATGAGTCAGATTGCCGAAAGAGGTATTACAATAAATAAAAATGGTTTAACGTTAGCTGAAATTTTTGGAGACCAAACAGTTGATTTTGCTTTGGTTGATTTAGGCGAGGGAATTGTTAATCTTAACAAACAATTTAATTTACTTGGTAATGTAGTTGCACCAAAAACACAATCTGAATTGGTTAAAAACGATGCGGCAACCGAGAAATTAAAAAATCAATTTTTCGACCTTAATTTAGAATTAAGTGACTTTTTTCAATTATCAGATAAAAGCAGCGAATCAAGTCAAAAATTAAAAAGAAGTTTTGAAGAAATACAAAAAATTGATTTTAGTTTACCTGAAGTTTCATTTGATGCAAATCTTCCTGAAAGAAATGCATTTGAATTACCAGAGGCTAATTTAAAAAACATTCAAAGCCAAATTCAAGCTCTTGATGCTCTAAATCTAGCCTTAAAAGGTACTGGGATAGGAGTTGAACAATTTTACGCAGCAATAGCAAACGGAGCCGCTGAAGGTTTTTCATCTTTAGATTCATTTGTTAGTAGATTGTCAGAAACTCAAGCTTTTATTAATCAAACATTTGCCATTTTAGAACAAGGAGCAGAAAATACACTTGGTGACGTAGCTTTTTCTATTGGAGACGCTTTAGCAAGCGGAGGCAATGTTATTAAAGCGGCTGGAGGTGCTTTACTTGGCGGTATTGCTGGTATTTTAAATCAACTTGGACAATTAGCCATTGCAACTGGTCTTGCAGTAGAAGGCATAAAAACTGCATTAAAAACCCTTAATCCAGCGGTCGCAATTGGAGCTGGTATTGCTTTGGTTGCTTTGGCTGGTTTTGTATCAAATAAAGCAAAAAGCTTGGGAGGTTCTAAAGGTGGAGGTGGAGGCGGCGGCGGCGGTGTGTCTTCGGTTGGTAGCTCAGGAGTTGGCGGTGGAACTTCTTTTGCTGGAGGTGGCCAAGGTGCTTTATTTCAGCAAAACAGAGACCTAAACGGCGAGCTTGTTGTGAGAGGCCAAGATTTGGTTTATGTATTTGGTCAGGCTAATGATAGGATAAACAAAGGATAATGAACGATTACAGATTATTGCTTTCCGTACGAAGTGGACTTGGTACGATAACAGTTAACGGAGTTGCGCCATTAGAATTTTACACCGAAGGGGATACGCTAACCATTGCAGTTGCTCCCGATTCAGGATTTCACACGGCACTTTGGTATTCTAGCCCAGGTAATTCATTTATTAGCTCGACTTTATCTTTCAGCTATACAATGCCGTCTAATGACGTTAAAATGTACGTTGAGCTTAGCGGACAAAATACGCCGATAAATGATTACGGATTAAAATACGAAGGCGGTTACGCGACTAACTACGGCGGACTAGTTTGGAACTTGCAGATTCTTAGAACTGAATA